CTCGCAGTCAGGACATCATGCGTGATCATTTCAATTGTAACCAGGACAATGATATCAATCCAAACGAACCGCTGATTGTATCGCTTGACTTTGGTGTGTTCAATTCATTGGTGGTATCACAAACGCATGATGATGAGTATCGTGTGTTGAAGTCTATGTGGGTGAAGTCTCCTAAGTTATTGGATGATCTATTCATCGAGCAGTTCATTCCATACTACAGACCGCACCAGGATAAGACCATCTATCTATATGGTGGCCACGATGGAAACAACAGACTACCAAACAGTTCAAAGACTTTGTTTGAACAAGTGCGTGAACTACTTACATCACATGGGTGGACTGTTATCATCATGTCTCGTGGTGCAGCTGCAACACACTATGATAAGTATTTGTTGTTCAATGCCATGCTTAAGGAGAACCACCCGAACCTGCCTAAGATACGTATCAATGAATCAAACAATCCTGATTTGATTATTGCATTGGAGCGAACTGAAGCAAAGGAATCTCCAGCAGGAGTAGAGAAGAACAAGAAGGATGAGCGCAATAGTTCGTTCCCACAGCAACACGCAACACACTTACCTGATGCCTTTGACATTCCAATCGTAACCTTATACAACGATAGATTCAAAGGAACAACAAGCTTTGCCAATGAGTGGCGTATAGGGTCCTCACGATAGTAAATTCATATTTCCTAGATTTTCGCAAATGGAAAGTGAAAAATTTTTTAGGGACAGGCGTGCCAAATCGTGATAAATTAAAATAAGAAATTCATTTTTTTAAACTAAAATTTTGATTTTCAAATACTTAAACGTTTAAAAATTAGAATATTACATCAAAATAGGCGGTTTAAACCTTTGGTTTTTGCTGTCCTATTTTTTTTTTGATGTAAAAACGAATTTTACATCATGGATAACGGATTTATCACTTTAACGGAAGCTCTTAAAATTTTCAATTTGCGTGATGCAAATATGATGTTTGTTCCTTTTGATATTGAGTACAGAACATTCAATGAGCAAACGAAACAAGGTGGTAAACTCAAACAATACTTTGGTGTTAAATATCTTCCGCAGGCAAAAGAAACCGAAGAAGAAACTTTTGTTACTGGAACAAAAACACCAAATCATTACAAAAACAGAACACGAAACATTGAATTGCCAAACGGAGAGATAAAAAAAATCCGTATCGACTTCATTGTTTCAATTAATAATACAAAAGTGATTTACTAATGAGTGAAAACACAGAATTTTTCGGAACCAAAATAGCCGTTTCCAAATTAGCAAATGGAGAAGCGGCTGCTTTCACTTTTAAAAACTCGGTCGAAAGTTTTGATACTTCGGTAACAAAATTAACAATCGATGTCAAAGACAAAACCGCAGAGATTGCTTCTTGGGGAAAGAAAAACGATTATCCACAAGCGGTTTTAAAACAAGTACGTTTGAATGGTTCCGCTTCTTCAGGTTTGCGTTTCCTTAGAAAAACACACTACGGAAACGGATTGATTTTAGTTCGTGATGTTGCGACTGATGGAAAGAAAGATACTCAAATGGTTGAACTTACAGAAGTTCCAGACATTAAAGCATTCTTCTTAAAATCGCAAATGAATCGATTTTGGAAAGAAACTATTTTGGATTTAGAATATTTCTCAATCGCATTTCCTGAATATATTCTTTCAGAAAATTTCCAACAAATTAACCAAGTTCGTAGACAAAAAACCGCTTGGTGTAGATTTTCACTTCCAAATCCTGAAAATAATTTGGTTGAGTACGTTTACATTTCAGAGAAATTTGGAAAAGAAAGCGTAGATGCTTCTTCTGATTATGTAGAAGAAGTGCCATTAATTGATTCTTATTGGTCAACTGATCAGGTAAAACAATATTGTAAAGAAAATAATATTAAGAAATTCATCAGACCAGTATTTTATCCACTAATTGACGAAGCCTTCTATCCAAAATCAGAGTGGCACGCAGTTGTGGAAAGCGGTTGGTTAGATGTAGCAAACTCGGTTCCTGCTTTGAAAAAGGCGCTTTTCAATAACCAAATGACAATCAAATATTTGGTTGAGATTCACGAAATGTACTTCGAAAAGATATACATGGAAAACTGGATTAAGTTTACTCCAGATGAAAGAAAATCCATTCGAAATGCTGTAATCGATACAATAAACGAATCATTGTCAGGAAATGACAACGCAGGAAAAGCAATACAATCGATGAAGTTTTTAGTAGATGGGAAAGAAATATCTGCAATTACTATTACTGAAATCGATGACAAATTAAAAGACGGCTCGTATCTTCCGGAAGCAGAAGCCGCTAACTCCGAAGTGCTTTTCGCTCTTGGTGTAGACCCTTCCTTGATTGGTGCAGGCATACCAGGAGGAAAGCTCGGAGCAGGTTCGGGTTCTGATAAGCGTGAAGCTTTCACAATCTTATCAGCACTTTTCAAAACAAATAGAGAAACCACTCTGGAAGTGTACGATTTCATTGCGCAATACAATGGTTGGGACACTACCATTCGTGCCGCTTTTGAAAATACCATTTTGACAACCTTAGATAAAAATCCAACAGGCTCACAATCCACAACAGCATGATACTAGCAACCACCTCCGATTTAAAAAAATACGTTTCAATCGCTCAATCTTTCGAGTTCGAAGATTTTGAACCATACATTCAAAAAGCAGTCAACGCTTACACACACAAGTACGTTGGTAATTTGCATACTACTTTAGCCGATGAAGCAACAGGAACAAACGCTACAATCAAAAATGAAGCTCGCGAACACTTGCGTTCAGCTATTGCAAACTTCGGAATGTACATTTACTTGCCATTGTTAGCGGTGCAATTAGATTCGTCTGGAATATCAGTAAACACTTCAGAAAATCGTGCGCCTGCAAATTGGGGGCAAATCAAAGACATCCGCAGAGAATTGTTGCGTGCCGGACACGAAAGTATGGATTTACTTTTAGCGGTTTTAGATGCTAATCTTTCCGTTTTTACAGATTATGCAACAAATTACAGCCAAGTAAACAACGAATTGCTAGTCAATAATGCGGTTACTTTCTCAAAATACTACACTATTTTCGACAGTAGACAAACCTATTTAGCATTAATGCCAATTATTCGCAAAGTAGAAGATCAGTATTTGCACACATTTCTTTGTCCTGAACTAATTACAGCATTGAAAGGCAATCCAGTTGACAACGTAAAAGCAGTAAAAGTGGCGTTACAAAAAGCAATTGTAGCGTTTACAGTTGCAAAAGTTTCCACAAACGGACTATTTATTTTTGATGAACGTGGTTTGCGTATCGACTTCGAAAATATGTCTGATGGCAGAAGAGAAAACCCAAGCTACGGAAAATCAGTTGACCAATTGAAATCTTTAGCAGAAGAAGAAATAAACAACGGAACGCAGTACTTAAAATTAGTAACTGAAATAATTGAAGCTAATCCAACAGATTTTGCACAGTGCGATTTCCCATTGTTAAAGAATTCAAAAACATTACCAGGTTACGAACCTTACAACACTAAAGGCGTATTAGGACTTTAAAAGTGTCCTATTTTTTTCTTTACAAATAATAGAAATTTGACTTATGAGTATTACAGGCGCAAATAATCCGTTTTCATGTACACCAGTTGTTTTTTCAGCTGCAAACCAAATTATACAATTGGGAACCATTACTCGTTTGGGTAATGTTTTTACATTTTCAGTTGGTTTCGTTTGGAAAATAAACGGAGTAACTTATCAAAATACGGCTCCAATTGCACTTACAATTGCAGAAGCTACTGATGGTTTCTACAGAATTGACAATGCAATCCTAAATACTTCAAATTCAATTGAATTACAACAAGGATTAGAAAGCGAAACCATTGCTTTACAGCCAGTTGTTCCAGATACAAATATTTTGTTAACCTCTTGGAATATTTCAGGAAGTACAATTGGTGATACATCAGACCCAATCATCGGAAGCACCTTCAAAAAGAAATCCGAAAACTTAGGTTATGGTGATCCTGATTTATCAGGTACAAATGCAGTCATTCAATTACGCCCTGATGGAACAAGTTATTACGCATTTTCAAACGCTTCTTTAGTTTCTATTGATGGTTTTGGTTTGTCTTTAGTTACAGGAGTTCCTACAGCAGAAACGCCTTATCCAATGAAAGATTTGTTCATTGAAAATACAGGCACAACACCAATTGTTTTATTGCATGATGGACCTGGAACGGCCGATGTAAAATTCTTTTTTACAGATGAAAATGATTTGATTGTTCCAGTAGGTGGCAAATTGTGGTTAAAATATGGAAATCCGTATTGTCAATTATTTTTTAAGAGTTGGGAAAATGCTATTAATTCAGAAAGCAGAACTATTGCTAATAGATGGGAATTAGTGAATTCTAATGAGTACTATCGTTCGCGTGCTGATTATGCCGGTTTTAATGCTGAAACAATAAATGTTTCAACTACTATTTCAACTGGAATTAATCAAACGGTTGCTTCTTTAAGTGCTGGGTTTTATAGAACGTCAAAATCAAAAAAAATAAGTAAAATTTTTATTGATGGTTCTAATATGGCTACTGGAATTACATCTTTAAAATTGGGTGTGTTTGCTTTTCAAAGAGCAGCAGTAACTGATCCTAATTTTTCAGCGGTTAACCTAATTAATTTAGGAGAATTTACAATAACAAAAACAAGCGGGGTTACTTGTCAATCTTGGGAGTTGACACCTTCTAATATAGAAATTCCAACTAATTATTTAGTGTCTTGCGTTTTAATGAAAACAGATGGTACGGGTAGTCAAGTTAATTTAGGTATTGATTTTAAATTTGAAGATTATGCAGTATAGAATAGATGAAAATGGATTTTTAGTGGAAATATTTACAGAAGATTATCCATACTTTCAATCAGATTGGGTTTTGGTTTCAACTGAAATAACTGAAAAATTTATTAAGCCAAAATGGAACGGTAGTAATTGGATTGAAGGTGCAACTACAGAAGAAATTGCAAATCAATCATACAAGGAACCTATTCGTACGGTTTCAGAAGTATTAAAATTGACAATCGGTGCTAATCCAAATCCAGTTGATGGTGATGTATGGTTAGAATCAAATTCAAACACTGGATTTAAAATTAGAATTAACGGAGTTACAAAAACAATAACATTAACATAAAAATTATAGATCATG